AGGCTCTCAAATGTAAGACTCGTGCTCTTTCAGAAGATGAAATGGACATGATAGCAGATCTGAAGTCTATGGATGAAGTAATGCCTCGTCCCACTCCAGATGCGCAAAAAGAATTATTAGACCGTATACGAGACAATGGTTCTGAAGAAATTGATGAAACACTAGAAGATGAGTTTAACGTAGCGTGATATTATTTACTGCCGACTGGCATATAAAACTTGGACAAAAGAATGTGCCAGTTGAGTGGGCAATAAAACGATATAACGAATTTTTTGATCAAGTTCACAAACAGGCGTCTACCTGTGATATGCATATCATAGGAGGCGACCTGTTTGATCGTATTCCAACAATGGAAGAGTTAGCCTTATACTTTTCTTTTATAAGAAATGTAAAGAAACCAACTCTTATCTTTGATGGAAACCATGAAGCAACTCGTAAAAATCGTACTTTTTTCTCGCAACTAAAACAACCGACAAGAGATATAAATCCTCTTGTAAATGTCGTAGACATTTCCTATGTTGACGAAGATTTAGGATTTGGAGTATTACCCTATGCTGACCTTCACAGAAAAGGTAGTATTGAGCATTTTGATGTTGGGCAGCCTTTGTTTACTCATGTTCGAGGTGAAATCCCTCCTCATGTAAAACCAGAGGTAGACTTAGAAAGATTTGATGACTTTCCTGTAGTATTTGCAGGAGATTTACATGCTCATAGTAATACTCAAAGAAACATCGTTTATCCAGGAAGCCCAATGACTACTTCATTTCACAGAAAAGAAGTAGAAACAGGATATTTACTTATTAATCCAAAAGATTGGAGTTGGAATTGGTGGCCTTTCACACTTCCACAATTAATAAGAAAAACAGTAACAGATCCTGCAGATATGATACCTACTACATATCACCATACTATTTATGAAATAGAAGGAGATATACAAGAGCTTGCCTCTGTTGAAAACTCTGAATTACTTGATAAAAAAGTGATAAAAAGAAGTACAGAAGCTTCTCTAGTCATTGAAAAAGATATGACAATGGAAGATGAATTAGTAGAGTATCTTCGCTATATTTTAGAGATACCGGACGAACAAATACTTAATATTTTAGGAACGTATAATGATTACGCTCAAACAGCTCAGTTGGGATAACTGCTTTAGTTACGGCCCGGGAAATGAACTCAATCTATCTGATAATACTGTAACACAGATTATTGGAACTAACGGTATGGGCAAATCGTCCATACCGTTAATTATTGAGGAAGTTCTTTATAATAAAAACTCAAAAGGTATAAAGAAAGCAGATATACCAAACAGATACTTAAACAATGGGTATAATATAAAGTTAGTATTTCAAAAAGATAGTAGTGACTATACGATTACTGTTGATAGAAAAAGCAGTATAAAAGTAAAACTAGAAAAAGATGGGGAAGATATTTCTAGCCATACTGCTACAAATACTTATAAAAGTATTCAAGATATTCTTGGAATTGATTTCAAGACCTTCTCCCAACTTGTATATCAAAATACAAATGCAAGTTTACAATTTCTAACTGCTACAGATACTAATAGGAAAAAGTTTCTTATTGATTTGTTGCACCTGGATGATTATGTAAATTTATTTGAGATATTCAAAGATGCATCAAGGCTGTCTTCAAATAAATTAATTGAAGTAGGCTCAGAAATAAATACCATTGAAAAATGGTTACAAACAAATAATTTGGAAGGTATGGAAGTACTAGAACTGTTAAATTTTGAAATTGAAACGGATGAAGATGAGAAGATATTCCGTTCACTTTCAATAGAACTTGAAAATATTTCCGAAAAAAACAAAAAAATTCTAAGAAATAATCAGTATAGAGAAATGCTGGCTGCTATAAATCTTGATGAAATAAATAGTATTGAAGTTGATAGTAAAGAGTCCTACGATGAGTATCAAAAAGTCGCGGGACAATTAGATGCTGAAATAAAAGCATCTAATACTCTATTAGAAAAATTGAAAAAACTTGGAGATGTATGTCCTACTTGTGAGCAGGAAGTCGATGCAGAGTTTATTCAGAATCTATTAGAGCAAGAACTAGCAAAAATAGCATCTATGGATATAAGAAAAAGGACTAATGAAAAGCTAGTTCATAGAATTAAAAGTAACAATGCTTTATTTGATAAAAAACAAAAAACTCAGAAAGAGTGGGAAGATTTGTATAGAAATATAGATCCAAACCTACAGAAAGACCTTATAAATAAAGTAGAGCTAGAAGAAAGCATACACGAAGTAGGACTAAAACTTACAAATGCTAAAAAAGAGCTTGAGAGAATCGCAAAAGAAAATGAAAAAAGAACTAGAAATAATACTAAAATAGAAATCATTCAAGCTCAAACAGATGGATTTATAGAAAAACTAAATACCGCTAAGGAAGTATTAGAAGAACAGAAAGAATTAGATTCAAATCTTGAAATACTAAAGAAAGCATTTAGTACAAACGGACTTCTTGCTTACAAAATTGAAAATTTAGTAAAAGAGCTAGAAGCATTAACAAATACTTATCTGGCAGAGCTTTCAGACGGTAGATTTACTTTGGAGTTTATTGTTTCAAATGATAAACTAAATGTACAGATTACTGACAATGAAAATATTGTGGATATTCTTGCTTTATCTTCTGGAGAGTTAGCAAGAGTAAATACAGCTACACTTATTGCTATTCGTAAACTTATGAGTAGTATATCAAAGTCAAGAATAAATATTTTATTTTTAGACGAAGTGATAAATGTACTTGATGATAGTGGTAGAGAAAAAATGGTTGAAGTGTTACTTCAAGAAGATTTAAACACCTATGTTGTTTCTCATGGATGGACACATCCTTTGTTAGAAAAAGTAGAGGTTGTAAAAGAAGGAAATGTAAGTAAGTTAGAATGGTAGATTCAAGAGCAAAAGGAGCTAGAGGTGAGTATCTTGTAAGAGATATGTTACGAGAACATACAGGACATCAGTTCGAGAGAGTGCCTAGCTCTGGAGCTCTTGAGTATCTAAAAGGAGATTTGTATGTTCCTCATGCAAAAAATAGATATTGTATAGAGGTAAAAAACTATGAAAGCTCTCCTTTATCTGATAAAATATTTACAGCTCCAAAAACAAATAACTTAATAAAGTGGTGGAAAAAACTAGTAATACAAGCAGAGGGAGGAAATCAACTTCCTATGTTATTTTTTAAGTACAATCGTTCTCCAGTATTTATAGTTACTCAAAGGGAGCCCGGATATCCGGAATATATGTATATATCCTTATTGGATTGCTATGTTTCTTTAGCTGAAGAGTGGTTAACAATGGAAAAAGTGGAGTTTTTAGATGGCATTTAATTTTACAGATAAGTTAGTAAATGATGGAAACTGCACTCTAATAGTGGATGCTTTAAATCTTGCTTTTCGGTGGAAACATCAAGGAAGAACAGACTTTCGATATGAATATCAAAGAACTGTACAATCTTTGGCAAAATCTTATGACTGTAAAAATATAATAATTACAGCTGATTTGGGGTCTTCTTCATATAGAAAAGAAATAAATCCAGACTATAAACAAAATCGAAAAGAAAAGTTTGCAGAGCAATCTGAACAGGAGAAAATGGAGTTTGAAGACTTCATTGCAGAATATGAAGCCACTTTAGAGTTGCTTCAGGAAGATCATACATTACTTCGATTTCGAGGAGTAGAAGCAGATGATATAGCTGCTCATCTTGTACGACATCGAGAAGAGTATGATTTAGAATATATTTGGTTAATTTCTAGTGATAGAGACTGGGATTTACTTATACAAGAAAATGTAGGTAGATTTTCTTATGTAACTAGAAAGGAAGTAACTTTAGATAATTGGAGTATGCACTATGATGTTGCTCCAGAAGAATACATATCGCTAAAGTGCCTAACTGGAGATAAAGGAGATAATGTACCGGGGATTCCTGGTATTGGTCCAAAGCGTGCATTAGGTCTTATAAAAGAGTATGGAGACGCAATTAGTATATATGATGCTTGTCCTATACCTGGAAAATACAAATATATTGAATCTTTAAATGAGAATTACGAGCAAATAGTACAAAACTATGAGCTTATGGACTTAATATCATATTGTGATGATGCAATAGGGGCTGATAATATATCAGTAATAAGGGGTATAATGAATGCAGCTTAATTACAAAAGAGATAACTATCTCTCAGAGTTTAGTATTAAAACTCTTGAAGATAGATACTTAGTGGGAGAAGAAAAGTCTCCTCAAGACGCGTTTGCTCGTGCAGCTAAAACTTTTGCGGATGATGATGATCATGCACAAAGATTATATGACTATGCGAGTAAACTATGGTTTATGTTTTCTACTCCAGTTCTTTCAAATGGAGGAACAAGTAGAGGATTACCAATTAGTTGTTTTTTGAATTATGTGGATGATAGTAGAGAAGGAATTACTGACCACTATACTGAAAATGCTTTTCTATCTTCAGTAGGTGGAGGTGTTGGAGGCTGTTGGAGCGGGGTTCGGAGTGTAGGCTCGAAAACGAGCAATGGCTCCGAAAGCACGGGTGTAATTCCTTTTATGAAAGTTGTAGATGCTGAAATGTTAGCTTTTTCTCAAGGAGTTACAAGACGAGGAAGTTACGCAGCATATTTAGATATTTCTCATCCCGAGATTGAGGAGTTTTTAGATGTTAGAAAGCCTACTGGTGGTGACATTAATCGCAAGTCTACCAATCTTCACCACGGCGTTGTTATTAGCGATTCCTTTATGGATGTTATTGAAAGGGCTACAAGAATCGCCGGGTATGATGATTCTTGGCCTCTTATTGATCCTCATTCTGGAGCTGTCGTAAAAACAGTATCAGCTAAAACACTTTGGGTAAAACTTATTCAAAATCGTGTCGAAACAGGAGAACCCTACATAATGTTTGGTGATACTGTGGACGAAGCTGTTCCAGAGTATCAGAAAAAACTTGGACTCAAAGTACATCAATCAAATCTTTGTTCCGAGATTACATTGCCTACAGATAAAGACCGCACAGCGGTATGTTGCCTGTCAAGTGTAAATCTGGAAGAATATGATGAGTGGAAGGACAATGACCAGTTTATACCTGATCTCATTCGGATGCTTGATAATGTAATTGAGTATTTTATAAACTATGCCCCAGATCAGCTTGGTCGTGCAAAATATAGTGCAAGTCAAGAACGAAGTCTTGGGCTTGGAGCGATGGGATTTCACGCATATTTACAGCGTCACAACACTCCGTTTGAGAGTGCAATGGCAAAAAGCAGAAATATGCAGATGTTCTCACGCATAAAATCGGAGGCAGAACGTGCAACAAGACTTTTGGCTGAAGAGAGAGGCCCATGCCCTGATGGAAAAGATCACGGTGTGCGGAATGCTCATTTGCTTGCTATTGCTCCTAACGCCAGTAGCAGTATTATCTGCGGTAATACTTCTCCTTCAATTGAGCCATATAGGGCTAACGCTTTTACTCAGAAAACTAAAACGGGGAGCAGTTTACTTAAGAACGAATATCTTGAGAATATCCTCCAAGATCTCGGAGAAGACACCGACGAAGTCTGGAAAAGTATTGTTACGAGTAACGGATCTGTACAACACTTGGATTTCTTGGATGATTGGACAAAAGACGTATTTAAAACAGCGGTGGAACTCGACCAAAGATGGGTCATAGAGATGGCAGCAGACAGACAAGAATTTATTTGTCAGAGTCAATCTTTGAATGTATTTTTTCCAGCCGATGTATCAAAGCAAGAGCTTCATGCTATACATATGATGGCATGGAAGCGTGGAGTGAAAA